CAATGACCACCTTTGCAGAGCGTTTGAAGAACGCTATGGAACAGGCCAACATGAGCCAATCCGCCCTGTCTGAACAGGCCGGGGCTTCCAAGGCCGCTATCAGCCAATACCTTTCCGGGAAGAACACCCCCGGCCCTGACCGTATCAAGGCCCTTGCCGATGCAACCGGCGTTTCCTTTGATTACCTGATGGGTTATGGAGCCGCCCCGGTTGCTGAACCGCCCATCAAGAAGATCAGCGTGAAGGAAGCCGCCCGGTGCATGGGAAAATCTGATCAGTTCGTCAGAATCGGCCTTCAGCGTGGCCTTCTTCCCTTCGGGAACGCTGTTCCCGGAACCGGCGCTTGCTGGAATTACTACATCAACCCCACCAAGTTCCGTGATTATGTGGGTGCTGATCAGTTCAATTCTTTCTTCGGCCTTACGGCCTGAAAGGGGAACACCGATGGATAACACCCGTGATGAACTGTTGGATTTGATCAGGAACGCCACCAACATTGATATGATTTGCTTCTTCGCCATTATCTATGTGGTTGCGCCCGATTCCCCCCCCTACACGCCTATCGCCACCCGTGGCGAACTGAAGAAGGCAATTAAGCAGTTGCGGAGCGCCCAGCATAGCCCGGATTGCCCCGCTGAAATGTCTGAAGGCTTTGAAACGGCGATTCAGTACATCCGCCGTGAATGGCTTCACCAATGAAAGGATGGTTTATATGCTTCAGATCGGAATGATCGTTAAAATCTTGCCCGATGCGGAATACAGCGGCAAGTTCACCGGCTACATCGGCAAGGTGAAGAATTACTTTTCGCAGAACAAGAAGGTTGGCGTGGAACTTTTTCAGCAGACAAATGACGCAAGTTCCAAGGGCCTGTTTTGGTTCTCTGAATCCAAGGTGGTTGCGGCGGGTAGTCTGCCTGATGCCATGATGGAATATATCAAGGCCGATCTTAACGCCACCTTTGGCGTTGCAAATCACATCCGCCGTTCCCGTCAGACCGGCCTTCCGCAGATCAAGAAGGTCATTTATAGCGGCCCCAAGACAATCATTCTGTGGGCCGACAACACCAAAACCATTGTTTCCTGTGGGGAAGCGGATTCCTATGACTACTATTCCGGTTTCTGTGCCGCTGTGGTCAAGAAACTGTTTGGTTCCACCACCCACGCCAAAAAGGTTTTGGGTGATTCCATTCAGATCAATGATTAACCTGTTTCAGCACCAACAACAGGCCCTTGATGAAACCGAGGGAAAAAACCGGGTGGCCTATTACCTTGATATGGGCCTTGGGAAAACCTTTGTTGGTTCCGAAAAAATGATGAAGCTGAACAAGCGGATCAATCTGGTGGTATGTCAATGTTCAAAGGTTCAAGACTGGATTGAACATTTTCAAGACCACTACACCCGGAATTGTGTGTTCGACCTGACCAACCCCAAAACTTTCAAATGGTTCTTTGAACAGGTTCAGCATGAAGTTCCAACCCTGATGATTGGCGTGATCAACTACGAACTGACTTTCAGGCGGAATGTGCTGAAAACCCTGACCGGCTTCACGCTGATGTTGGATGAAAGTTCCCTGATCCAGAACGAGAACGCCAAACGGTCAAAGTTCATTCTTGGGCTGAAACCGGATAATGTGATCCTTCTGTCAGGCACCCCCACGGGCGGCAAGTATGAAAATCTGTGGAGCCAATGCCAACTGTTGGGGTGGAAGATTTCAAAAGAACTGTTCTGGAAGCAGTACATTCAAACGGAATGGGTTGAAACCGATGGATTTTGGCGGCAACAGATTACCGGCTATAAGAATGTTGACCGGCTGAAGATAAAGCTGGCCGAACATGGGGCCGTTTTCATGACTACCGAACAGGCCGGGATTAGCCTTCCAAAACGAAACTGGATCAAGGTCAAAACCCGCCCTTCACCCCTTTATTGGAAGTTCTGGAATGATCGCTATATTGCGATTGACAGCACCAACCTTGGTGAATTTGAACTGGATGCGGATTTCTACGGTTCCAATGCCCATTGTAAACGGGAATTGATTGGTGATACCAGCTTGACCCGCCGCCTTTACGCCCGTCAGCTTTGCGGCCTATATAACCCGGCCCGTTATGAAGCCTTCCGGGATTTGGTGAACAGCACGGAAGATCGCTTGATTGTGTTCTATAACTTCACGGAAGAAATGGAACGCCTGAAGGGGATTGCCAAGGGCCTGAACCGGCCTGTGTCTGTTCTTTCTGGTGAAGAAAAGAACTTGGATGCTTACCGCTACCAGCACAACAGCATTACCTTTATTCAGTATCAGGCCGGTGCAATGGGCGGTAACTTCCAACTTGCCAACAAAATCATTTACTTCAGCCTTCCCCAAGGTTCTGAACTGTGGGAGCAATCCCAAAAGCGTATTCACCGCCTTGGGCAAGAACGGCCCTGTTTCTATTACCTGATGATCTGTCCGGGAACGGTTGAAGAAGATATTCTTTCCACTTTGGAAATGAGAAAGGACTATACCGATGAACTATTCAGAAAGTATGAGCAAGCGGCAACAGCGCCGCAAAGCCCTTAACCAGCGGTTCAGGCGGATGTTCCTTGTGGCCCTTCTGATGGGCCTTGCAATGGGGTTTGTATTTGGGCGCTGTTCTGCTGTCAACAGTAAGGCCCCGGATGCCCCTATTGAATCGGATCAGCTTACCGCCGTGATCCCGGATGTGACCTTGGAGCCGGTGGAACCCCCGCTGGTGGAAGAACCCGCCGAACCTGAACCGGTGCTATTGGGCAGTTTCAGAATTACCGCCTATTGTTCCTGTGAAAAGTGTTGCGGCGAATGGGCCAAGAACCGGCCCAATGGCATTGTATATGGTGCCGCTGGCGTGGAACTGAAGGCCGGTGTTTCCTGTGCTTCCCCGCTTCCCTTGGGAACCGTGGTGGAAGTGGAAGGTTTGGGTGAATACATCGTTCAGGATCGCCCCGCCCAATGGGTGATTGACAAATACGGTGAAAACCAGATCGACATTTATTTTGACAACCATGAAGCCGCTTCCGCCTTCGGCCTGAAGCAGTTGAATGTTTATCTGAAAGGAGAACCCGAAAAATGATCAAATGTGAAAATGCTTGCCCCCGTGGAAAATTTGATGGGTGTTGCCACAAATGCCCGGATTTCCACACTTGTCCTGATTCCTGTCAGGAAAACCCGAACGCCTGTGGTTCGGCCACCTTCGATGAAGAAACGGCCCTTCAGGAGTTCAAGAACACCCAGCTTGCCACCCTGAACGCCATTGCTTCCCTGACCGCCCACAAGAAGGCTATTGAGGATCAGGAAAAGGAAATGAAGGCCAAGCTGTATGAAGCAATGGTGAAGTTCGGCGTGGATAAGTTTGAATCCGATGTTCTGAACCTTACCCTTGTGAAGCCCACCAATGCCACCAGCATTGATTCCGCCAAGCTGAAGAAGAAATACCCGGACATTGCTTCCGAGTGTTCCAAGACCACCGCCAAGGCCGGTTATGTGAAGATCACCCTGAAGGAAGGTGGGCAGTAATGGAATGTTTGACCCCGAAAGAAGCTGACGCTTGGGCAAGTGAAATGACCCGCATTGTTGGTGGCACCATTCATGAACTGATTGCGGCGGCTGATAAACACAATATTGACCGTGATTCCGCTGTTCGGTATTATTCCGATCTGTTTTCGGCTATGGCAAGTGTGGCAACCTTTGAACATTATGAAATGGACGGTGGGGCCGATGGCAAGGGATGAAGTGTGGGATGCCCTGAAAAATCATGCCAAACAGGTTCATTCAGAACGGGTTGCAAAGAACCCCGACCGGATCGCCTATGCCATTCAGCAGTTTGAAGCCCACGGCATTGAATACCAACTGAAGAATGAGCAAACCGGACATTTCCATTGTTGGCGGAAGTCTGATGATAAACTGTTCCAATTCTACGCCGGAACAGGAAAAATTCAGGGCTTCACCCAAGTCAGAGGTATTCACAGCCTGATTCAGATGTTGGAGGGTTGAGCCGATGGAAAAGCAGATTGATATTTGCGCTACCTGTGTTCACGATGAACCCGGTTATTGTTCCGTCATTGGCACCATTCCCCATTGCTGTTCCCGCCATTGGCATTGTGAGCCGGGAAAAGCCGCAAAGGACTATGTTCCCAAACAAGAAGAAGGTGAAGCCGATGTTCGGTAAAAGAAAACTTGAATTGCTGGCCCATACCGCACGGATCAAAGAACTTGAAGAAATCCTTTGCCCCTGTGAACAGCATGATTGGATCAGCAACGGCTATCATTTCAGCGGCGGAACCGGGCGGGGAGATGAAACCACCATTTACCACTACATTTGCAAACGCTGTAAAAAGCGGATGCAAAGTATTCAACCGTACCTTGGGAGTGATTCCGATGGCCGGTGAAAAGAACTTTGAAAACCGTTTGAAGAAGTGGTTGGAAAGTGAAGGGATTTATCCCTTGGGTGAACCAGTTGACCGCATGAGCGCCCCGCCCTGTGGTTTTTATGAAAAGCGTTGGGGCGGAAGCCGGTATGTGAAAAGTGGCCTTCCTGATATGCGGATCACCGTGAAGGGCATTGCCCTTGAAGTAGAACTGAAGGCCACCAACGGAACCCCGTCAGAACTTCAGAAACGGAACCTGAAGCAAATCAACGGTTCCAATGGGTTTGGGTTCATCCTTTACCCGGAAGGCTTTGAAGCCTTCAAGACTATTGTGAAAGGGGTGAAACAATGCGAGTTTCCCACAGCCGGGTTGAAGTCTTTGATAGATGCCCATACAAATACCGCTTGCGATATGTGGAAGGGATAGACACGATCCCGAACACGGATGCAGACAACGCCTTGATCCTTGGCACCGCCCTTCACACCGGCATTGAAGAAGGGGTTGAACAAGCCCTTGACTTCTACAAGAACAGCTTCCCGGTTCTGACGGATGATCACATTCATGAAATGATGAAGCTGGAAGCCATGATCCCCAAGGCAAAGGCCATGTTGCCGCCCGGTGGTTCCTTTGAATTGCCCATTGGGAACGCTGATTTCATCGGCTTCATGGATTATCTGGTTCCCGTGGGGAAGGGCCTGAAGCTGGATGGCCTGATCACCGGTGAAGATTTGGATGAATTTGAAGCGTTTGATTTGTACGATTTCAAGTATTCCAACAACGCCAAGAACTACGCCGTTTCCGGTCAGCTTCACGAATACAAGTATTGGTATGAACTGACCCATCCCGGCCACCGGATCAGAAATATGTATTTCCTGATTGTTCCCAAGCCCAAGATCAGGCAGAAAAGCACCGAAACCCTTTCCCAATTCCGTGACCGCTTGCAAGCGGCCTTGAAAGATGCTGAACCAACGCTGATGCCGGTTCAGTACAACCCCATGAAGATTGTGGACTTCCTGACCGATGTGAAGCACATGGTTGAAGCCACAGACTTTCCCAAGAACCCAAACCATTTTTGCGGATGGTGTGAGTATGAAGAATATTGTCAGAAAGGATGGGATTATATGTTACTTCCCAAGAATGAACGCCGTGACCTGAACGCCACCAAGAAGAAGGTTGTGTGGCTTTACGGCGCACCCTTCAGCGGCAAAACCTTCTTTGCCAATCAGTTCCCCGATCCCCTGATGTTGAACACGGATGGCAACATCAAGTTTGTGGATGCCCCCTATATCGCCATTCGTGACACCGTTACGGTGGAAGGCCGTATCACCAAGCGCAAGTTGGCCTATGAAGTGTTCATGGATGCCGTGGCCGAACTGGAAAAGAAACAGAACGATTTCCGAACCATCGTGGTTGACCTTCTGGAAGATGTTTATGAATCGTGCCGGGTTTACATCTGTGACCGTCAGGGCTGGAAGCATGAATCTGATGATTCCTTCCGTGCGTGGGATATGGTCAGAAGTGAGTTCCTGAACACCCTGAAGCGGCTGGTAAATCTGGACTATGAAAACATCATCCTGATCAGCCATGAGGACAGAAGCCGTGACCTGACCCGCAAGGGTGGCGATAAGATCAGTTCCATCAAGCCGAACCTTCAGGATAAGGTGGCAAACAAGGTGGCCGGTATGGTTGATCTGGTGGCCCGTATCGTGGCGGACGATGATGAACGGGTGCTGTCTTTCAAGACTTCTGAAGTGATCTTCGGCGGTGGCCGTTTGACTGTCCGTGATAAGGAAATCCCGCTGACCTATGACGCTTTCTGTGAAGTCTACGAGGAAGCCAACCAGAAGGCCGCAGGAGCCGTGAAGCGTGGCGGCAATACCCCGGCTACCCCCGCACCTGAAACCACCGACACGCCCACCACAGCGCCCAGCAGAAGGGGCAGAAAGGCCAAGACTGAAACCCCGCCCCCGGCTGATAACTATGATCCGGCTGAAGATGCGGCAAAGGCGGCTTGTGGTGATCCTGATGGAACTTGGACACCGGGCGGCGGTGAAAAGGATGATTCTGTTCCTGTTGCTGAACCGGCCACCGGTGACACCCCGCCTTGGAACGATCTTCCCAAATGCCCGGACGGTGAGCGCATTTTCAAACAGCATGACCAGAACCCGGAAATTCCCCTTTGCCCGTCCATTGACGCTGGCCACCGTTGCCACAAGGAAGGTGGCCCCGATGGTTGCCCCCTGTGGGATCGCCCCAAGGCCCCGGCAGAGGAAGCCGCACCCAAGATGGATGCCAACCCGCCCCGCCGCACCCGGAAGAAGCGTGAAGCATAATGGCTGATGTGCTGATGATTGCCGGGAAGCCTGAAACCATCTTCAAGGCCCGTGATTTTGAATATCTGGTTGAAAAATACATGGGTTATGAAGCGGCCAAGTATTTCCGGGAATACGCTGAAAAGGCTGATGAAGAAGTCAGATCGGCCAAGGCCGGTGAGAACACAGACCTTGCTTCCTATGAAGCTGACCTTGAAAGCAATCACAGAGCCTTTCAGGACATTCAGACGGAAGCCGCAGTTATCACGGGTGTTCTTCAAGAAAAACGGATAAACCGTGAGAAGATCGCCCATGCAGTCAGGGAAATTGGAAAAATTCTTTCCAACCAAATATAAAAACAACATTTTTGGAGGTAAAAAACTATGGCTATTGATTTTGACAAGATTGATCGTTCTGTTGATCTGAAGGGCCTTCAGGCTGATGTGGAGGATGCCAAGAAGAACGGCGGCGGTGATTTCCCCACCATTCCCGCTGGCAAGTATGAAGTGAAGCTGGAAAGCATGGAGATCAAAGGCACCAAGGCCGATCCCAACCGCCCCATGCTGGCCGTGTCCTTCAAAATCCTGTCCGGTGAGTTCAAGAACCAGCGCCTTTTCATGAACCGTGTCCTTTACGGCACCAAGAATGACAAGAACATGATCGCTTCCGCTATGGGCTTCCTTGAAAAGCTGGATTCCGGTGTTCCTGTTAGCTTCACCAGCTACAAGCAGTTTTCCCAGCTTGTTCTTGATGTGGCGGAAGCCATTGATGGAAACTTGGAATATGCGGTGGACTACGATGATTCCCGCTTCAATTCCATCACCGTTGAAGAAGTTTTCGAGGTTGAAAACTGACCACATATTTTTTATAATCAAATCGAGCACATATAGTGCTTGATGCGGTTTTGAACCTTAACTTTCAAGCACAAACTGTGGGGCTTCGGCCCCACAATGGCCCCAAGTGAAAGCCTTCCCGTGGCGGGGCTGATAAGGCGGAAACGCTGACCGATTTCACAAAAGCTGAAAGGATGTGAGTTGATGATCTTCTATGATTTTGAGGTTTTCCGGTATGACTGGTTGGTTGTCCTGATCGACCTGAACGCCCGGAAAGAAACCGTGATTATCAACGATCCCGACAAGCTGAAACGCTTCTATGAGGAACACAAGGGTGTGATTTGGGCCGGTTACAATTCCCGGAACTATGATCAGTACATTCTGAAGGCCATTCTGTGTGGGTTTGATCCAAAGCCTGTGAATGATTGGATCATTGCAGAGGCTAAACCCGGTTACAGATATTCAAGCCTGTTCAGGGAATACCCGCTGATCAATTATGATGTGATGCCGAACCCGCCAATCAGCCTGAAGGCGCTGGAAGCGTTCATGGGCCATTCCATAAAAGAAACTTCTGTTCCCTTCGACATTGACCGGCCTTTGACTGAAGCAGAGTTGGCCGAAACGGTCAAATATTGCCGCCATGATGTGGAACAGACAGTGGAAGTGTGGCTACGGCGGAAGGAAGATGAATTTGATGCCCAAATGTCACTTGTGAAGGCGTTCCACCTTCCCATTTCTGACATTGGCCGCACCAAAGCACAGCTTTCCGCCAAAATCCTTGGGGCCGTTCAAAGGGAACACAATGATGAATTTGAAATTGAGTTCCCGCCCAGCTTGCGGATCGAAAAATACACGGAAGTTTTGAATTGGTACAAGAACCCCTTGAACCGTGATTATTCCAAAACCCTTGAACTGGATGTGGCCGGGGTTCCCCATGTGTTCGCTTGGGGTGGCCTTCACGGGGCCATTCCCAAATATCACGGGGAAGGTTGGTTTGTCAATGTAGATGTGGCTTCCTATTACCCGTCTTTGATGCTGGTTTATAAGTGGCTTTCCCGTAATGTTCACGATCCTTCCAAGTATGCGGAAATCTACCACACCCGCCTGAAGCTGAAGGCGGAGAAGAACCCCATGCAACAGCCTTACAAGATTGTTCTGAACAGCACCTATGGCGCTATGAAGGATAAGCACAATGCCATGTATGACCCCCGGCAAGCCAACAATGTTTGTGTGGGCGGTCAGCTTCTTCTTCTGGATTTGATTGAACGGCTGGAAGATCATTGTGAAATCATCCAGAGCAACACAGATGGTATTTTGGTCAAACTTCGCCGGTATGAAGATTTTGAAATGCTGGACGATCTGTGTTGGGAGTGGGAGCAAAGAACCGGGATGCGCCTTGAATTTGATGAATTTCAAAAGGTGTATCAGAAGGATGTGAACAATTACATCATTGTTCCTTCCGGGCCGCTTCGTGATGAAAAAGGGAAACCCCGCTGGAAGTGCAAGGGCGCCTATGTCAAAAAGCTGTCTGATCTGGATTATGACCTTCCCATTGTCAACCGGGCCATTGTGAACTATTTCCTTCAGGGGATCAGCCCGGAAACAACCATCATGGAATGTTCCAATCTTCGAGATTTTCAGAAGGTTGTGAAGGTGTCCAGCAAGTACAAATATGCCCTTTATTCCCCGGTGATTACGGAAGCCAAGATCAGGGATGAAAAAGGCCGTTCTAAGAAAATCACCCGCTTCAGCGGCGGTGAGGTTCAGACGGATAAAACCTTCCGGGTGTTCGCTTCCAAGGATCAGAGCAAGGGCGGAATCTTCAAGGTTTCCGGGAAAATCGTCAAGGGCCGGGAAAAGAACCCTGAAAAGTTCGGCAACACCCCGGATCATTGTTTCTTCATCAATGATGATGTGACCAACCTTCCTATCCCGGATGAACTGGACAAGCAATATTACATTGATGTTGCTTGGGATCGGTTGAAAGATTTCGGGGTGGAGCGATGAACAATAAAACCTTTCGGGGGGGGGAGCGTTGAAGCATGGAACTGTTTAGGGGCTATGTGCCTACCAGAAACAAACAATGCCTTGAAAAGTTCAAAGGCGTTGAAAAATTGAAAACCCGTTCTGAAGTCCAAGACCTTGATGAATACGCCGGTATTCTTGGGGAAGAAACCATCCTGATTGATGTGGACGATGCGGAAACATCTGAACTTTTGTTCAGAATTGTTCAGGATTTAGAACTGAAGTGCAGAGTGTACGCCACCACACGGGGAAAACACTTCTTGTTCAAGAACTGTGGTGTTAAAAAAAGCTGGACGAAATGCACCTTGGCCGTGGGTATCACCACGGATGGAAAGGTTGGAGCCAATAACAGCTATGAAATCTTGAAGTCCGGTGGCGTGGAACGGCCCATTCTGTATGACTTCCCTGAAGGGGAGATTCAGGAACTTCCCAAGTGGCTGACCCCAGTAAAAAGCAACTATGATTTCCCGAACCTTGGGGAAGGTGATGGGCGGAACCAAACCTTGTTCAACTACATTCTGACCCTTCAGAGTGACGATTTCACCAAGGAAGAAGCCCGTGAATGTATCAGGCTGATTAACCGTTATGTGCTGAAGAAGCCCCTTTCCGACAAGGAACTTGATGTGATCCTTCGGGATGATGCCTTCAAGAAAACATCCTTCTTCCGGGATAAAACCTTCCTGTTTGATAAGTTCGCCACCTACCTAAAGAACAACAACCATATTGTGAAGATCAATAACCAGCTTCACATTTACAAGGATGGTATCTATGTTTCCGGTGCCGGTGAGATTGAAGGGGCCATGATCAAGCTGATCAGCAACCTGAAACGGGCGTGGCGTTCGGAAGTCCTGTCCTATCTGGAAATCATGATTGAGGAAAACACCAAGGCCACCAACCCGAATATCATTGCTTTCAGCAACGGCCTTTACAATATCCGGGATGGTTCCTTCAAAGAGTTCACCCCGGATGTGGTCATTACAAATAAAATCCCGTGGCCGTACAACCCCGCCGCCCATGATGATCTGTTGGATCATACCCTGAACCGGCTGGCCTGTGATGATCCTGAAGTCCGGGCCTTGCTGGAAGAAATGGTGGGCTATTGTATGTACCGCCGCAATGAACTTGGCAAAGCCTTCATCCTGATTGGCGATAAGAGCAACGGCAAATCCACCTTTCTTCATGTGGTGAAGAACCTTCTTGGGGATCAGAACATTGCTTCCCTTGACCTGAAGGAATTGGGCGATAGGTTCAAAACCGCTGAACTGTTCGGCAAGCTGGCGAACATCGGTGATGATATTGGTGATGAATTTATTGCCAATGCTTCCGTGTTCAAGAAGCTGGTCACGGGTGATCGGGTGAATGTGGAGCGCAAAGGCCAAGATCCTTTTGAGTTCAACAATTATTCCAAGTTCCTGTTCAGCGCCAACAATATCCCCCGTATCAAGGACAAAACCGGAGCCGTTCAGCGGCGTTTGGTGATTGTTCCCTTCGATGCCAAGTTCACCCCCAATGATGCAGACTTCCGCCCGTTCATCAAGGATGAATTGTGTGAACAGGGTTCAATGGAATATCTGGCCTTGCTTGGCCTTCAGGGGTTGAAGCGGGTTCTTGGGAACGCACAGTTCACCACATCCAGCAGAGTTCAGGGGCAGTTGGACGAATACGAGGAAAACAACAATCCCATTATTGGGTTCATCAATGAAGTGGGCCTTGACGGGATTGAAAATGAAGCCACCGATTCCGTGTATCGCCGGTATAAGGAATATTGCATTGCAAACAACTTCCAAGCCCTTTCCAAGATTGAGTTTTCCCGGCAGATCACAAAACGCTGTGGCTTCACAACGGTTCCCAAGTGGATCAGAAACCGAAAAACCCGTGTATTTGTGAAAGGCGGTGACACAGAATGAGTGGTTCCAAGAAGGTGTTCACCACTTTGGGCAGTTCCAACCATGTTCCTGAAGAACGAGAAGCATTTGATTACTACGCCACCGATCCAAGGGCCGTGGAAATGCTTCTGGAACTGGAACAGTTTTCCCCGGTCATTTGGGAACCGGCCTGTGGGGAAGGTCATATTTCCAAGGTGCTTCAGGCCCACGGTTATGAAGTCATTTCAACTGATCTGATTTACCGGGGCTTCGGTGATCCTGAACCGTTGGATTTCCTGAAGGAAACGCTGGACGATTTTGAAGGCGATATAATCACAAACCCGCCATATTCAATGGGGCTTGAATTTGTTCAAAGGGCGCTTGAAAGCGTCCGCCCCGGTGGGAAAGTGGCTATGTTCCTGAAGGTTCAGTTCTTGGAGGGGCAAAAACGGGGTGAGTTCTTCAGGCATACCCCCCCCCGAAAGGTTTATATCAGCCGTTCCCGGCTGGCCTGTTATAAAAACGGCGATATGACCGGGAAACCGGAAAGCGCCATTGCCTATGCGTGGTATGTGTGGGAAAAGGGCTTCACCGGTGATCCGGTGATTAAATGGTTCAACTGAAAGGATGGTGCTGAATGGCCCACGAATATTCCAAGTTCAAGAACAAAAACATTCCCTATGCCAAGGTTGGGCGGCGGGTGTTCAATAGCCTGTTTGATGCAGAAACCTTTTGCACCGAACACGGCCTTGATGTCAATTCAGCTATTGAATATCGGGATGATCCTGAATTGAAAAATAACATTCAAACAATCGCTCAATACCAGAAGGCCATTCTTCAGGAATGTTTAGACCGGCTGAAGGCCCGTGCTGAAGCCTTGGTTCAAGAAATCAATCGGTGTAATGCTGATTTGGAAAAGTGCCACCCGCTGGATCGTGGTTTCTTGACGGATCGGCGGAATGAAGCCATTGCAAAGCATACGGGTACAATGGAAGCCCGTGAGATTGTGGCCGGATTGAAAAATAATTTAGAAAGGTTGACTGGTTGGCATGATTAAAGACAGCGGTGAACGCACCGAGTTTGGAACCGGCGCTGTTCGTGATATGCACAGCGGCAAAGGCCGCATGGATTTACTTCCTTGGGAAGCCTTGATAGAGGTTTCCAAGCATTGTGAAGAAGGGGCCTTGAAGTATGGTGAACGGAATTGTGAAAAGGGTATTCCCATTCACAGCCTGATTGATTCGGCCTTCCGCCACCTTGCCAAGTACATGATGGGCATGAAGGATGAACCCCACCTTCGGGCGGCGGCTTGGAACATCCTGTTTGCCCTTTACATGGAAATCAAACACCCGGAACTTCAGGACATACCAACCCGGATCGACAAAAGCGAAAATCCATCGGTTCCAAAACTGAAACGGAATTTGGAACCGTGCCGCCGTTGTAAGCACCGTGACAAGTTCGGGGATGAACCCCCTTGTGATGAATGTGTTCATAAAAACAATGGGGTTGAAGATAGATTTTACCCCTTTGACTGTGTGGAGGATGAAGAAGAATGAAAATTATCAAGCCTGATGTGCAGTTCATCACCCCGATTGATGGGGCCACTATTCTGAAGCGGCTGGAACAATGTGGCCGTGTCTGCTACAAGTCCGAGGACAAAATCACGGAAGGTTCCGCTGAAAAGTTCGTTGCCGGGATAATCAAGCGTGGGCATGAAGCGGTTTTGGAACATTGTTCCTTCACGGTGAAGTTCATTTGTGATCGTGGGGTTTCTCATGAGATCGTCCGCCACCGGATGGCTTCTTACTGTCAGGAATCCACCCGCTATTGCAACTACGGCAAGGGCAAGTTCGGTGAGGAAATCACGGTGATTGAACCTTGCTTCTGGCCTGAAAGTTCTGATTTGTATTGGGCATGGAAAAACGCTTGTCTGATCTCTGAACAATGCTATTTTTCTTTGTTGAAATCAGGAGCCACCCCGCAAGAAGCCCGTTCCGTTCTGCCCAACAGCCTGAAAACGGAAGTGGTCATGACGGCCAACATTCGTGAATGGCGGCATTTCCTGAAGTTGCGCTGTTCACCCGCCGCACATCCGCAGATGCGGGAAGTGGCCCTGATCCTGTTGGACAAGGTTCATTGGCTGATTCCGGTGTGCTTCGATGATATTTGGAGTGAATACCATGCCGATGTTTAAGAAGTCCGGTGGTAAAATCTTCGCCGTTCAGTTCAACAAAGCTGAAGAACGGGCCTTGGATCAGGAAATCAAGAAACAGATTGTGGAAAATGATCGGGCCTTTGACATGGACAAAGAATCATCCATCCTGTGGATGCTTCACACCCAATTTGGCTTTGGCCCCAAGCGCCTGAAGCTGGCATGGAAGCTGTTCTATGCCGAAACCTTGAAGCTACGGGAATATTACCTGATGGATCAGGAAGATGATGGGTGGCTGGCCCGTAAAAAGTTGAAGGACATTGGGTGTGACATTGAAGAATGGTACAGAGAAGAAGGAGGGAAAACCGATGCCTAAACCTTGGGAAAATGCTGAAGGGTATCACGATCCGACAGCCTACCACGGCACAAAGAATATCATCCGTGACGAGGATGAACAGCAGAAGCGGGTGAACACCCTGATCTTCGTCCTGAAGTACATCACCCGTTTGGCGGGGTTTGAACTTCTGAACCGCATTGAAATCAAAGACCGTAAAACTGGGAGGGAATACCGATGATGAATAAACCTTGCCCTTTCTGTGGTGGAGAACCCTTTTTCATGGATTGTGACGGGTGGTATTGGGTTCGTTGTAGAAAATGTGGGGTTGAAACACCCGGATCAGATATAATAGAAATTGCGGAAAATCAATGGAATAGGCGGGTGAATGACGATGAAGAAAATGCTGATGGTGCTGGCCCTGGCGCTGTTCTTGATGGCCGTGGCGGAGCATTACAACATTGATCCCGCTTGGTTCCTGATTGTCTGGTATCTTTCAGACAACATTCCTACCCGGAACGCCTGAACAGGTGCTTCTTCAGTAGGGGTTGGAACAGCGTGTGGAACAGGTATGGAATAGATGTTTTTTCTATATCTGTTCCGCACGAAAACGCTTGATTTTCAAGGCTTTTTCACTTGTTTTCAGGGAACGGAACAGATGGAACAGATGTAAATATACTTTCTTCTTATTAAGAAAAAAATATATAAGAAATGTGTATATAAGGAACTGCCCGTTTTATCTGTTCCATGCGTTCCAAACCCTTGAAACCCCTTGATTTTTCGGCATTTATCCACGGTACAGATGCAATGAAAACGGAACAGACTACCACAGGAAGGATGTGTTACATAGTGAATGACAAAGACCTTTCCCAACAGGCCAAGGATTTTCTGAACCAAATCAGCCGCCTTGATGCCTTGATCAATAGACTTCTGAACACGGTTGCAACAGAGCGTTCCCGGTTGACTTCCATCGGGTGTGAACTGAAACAGGATAAGGTTCAAACTTCAGGCCCCAAGAACAGCCTTGAAGAAACGATCTGCAAGATTGATGAACTTGAACGAACCATCAACGCCCGGATTGATGAACTTGTTGACCTGAAGAACTCTACCCTGAAAGCAATTCAGATCCTTCCTGACTTCGATCAGCAAAATGTTCTGATTGCCCGATATATTGACGGGAAGAAATGGCTTGATATTGCCTTTGACCTTAACTTTTCAATTTCACAGGTTTACAAGATTCACGGGAAGGCCCTGATTTCTTTTTCTGAAAAGAACCCTAATCTTTTATTATCGCTTGAACAGTAGTGTAAAATCCTATTCTTGTGAAAATGTGATAGGATTTTAGAGTATCACCCGTGCGAAAATAATAGTGTAAAAATGCACCCCTTATAGGGGTGCATTTCACTTTTTTAGGAAAGGGGTGAATACCTGTGACACCAAGACAGCGGAAGTTCTGTGATGAATACCTGATCAGCGGCAATGCTACGGATGCGGCAATCAAGGCGGGGTATTCGCCCAAGACCGCAAAGCAGACGGGTTCTGAAAACCTTGCAAAACCTGACTTGAAAGCGTACATCGAAACCGAACTTGAAAAACTTCATTCGGCCAAGATCGCTGATGCTGAAGAAGTCATGAAATACCTGACTTCGGTGATGCGGGGTGAACATACTGAAGAAATCCCGATCCTGTGCGGTGATGGTTGCCAAGAGTTGACGCAGAAAGAGGTTGGAGCCAAGGAAAGGCTGAAGGCCGCTGAACTGATCGGCAAGCGTTATGGTATGTTCACGGACAAGGTAGGTGTGGAAGGGGCCGTTCCGGTGATTATCACGGGGGATGATCAACTTGAAGATTAGCCCACAGGCCAAGCGGGTTCACCTTCCTGAAGTGGTTGGCAAGGGTTACGGAACCTTCTGGAACTTCAAAGGCCGTTACCGGGTGTGTAAGGGAAGCCGTGCTTCCAAGAAATCCAAAACAACGGCCCTGAACATCATCAAACGGATGATGCAGTACCCGGAAGCAAACGCCCTTGTGGTGCGCAAGGTTTTCCGCACGTTGCACGATTCCTGTTTTACTGAACTGAAATGGGCAATAAACCGCTTGGGGGTTGCGGCGTTTTGGGATATTAAAGAAAGCCCGCTTGAAATGACCTACCTTCCAACCGGGCAGAAAATTTATTTCCGGGGGCTTGATGATCCGCTGAAAGTAACGTCAATCACGGTCGAACATGGTTATTTGTGCTGGATGTGGATTGAAGAAGCATACGAAATCATGAATGAAGCTGATTTTGATATGCTGGATGAATCCATCCGTGGTGCTATCCCGGAAGAAACCGGCCTGTTCAAGCAAATCACGCTGACATTCAACCCGTGGAACGAAAAGCATTGGATCAAAGCCCGCTTTTTTGACAACCCTGACGATGAAACCCTTGCAATGACAACGAACTACCTTTGCAATGAATGGCTGGATGCAGCCGATTTGAAGGTATTTGAAACAATGCGCCTGAACAACCCCCGCCGTTACCGTGTGGCGGGCTTGGGTGATTGGGGCATTGTGGAAGGGCTGATTTTCGAGAATTGGGAAGAAAAGGCGTTCGATATTGACAAGGTTCGGAAGATGGCAAGCGTGAAATCCGCTTTCGGGCTGGACTTTGGATATACAAACGATCCTTCCGCTTTCTTTTGCGGCTTGATTGACGTTACCGCAAAAACGATATGGGTTTTCGATGAAATCTATAAAAAGGGCATGAGTAACGAAGCGATATATGCGGAAATTACGAAAGCCGGATATGCAAAAGAGAAAATCCGGGCAGATTCAGCCGAACCGAAATCCATTGATCGCTTGTATGATTTGGGACTTTCCCACATTCACAGAGCGAGAAAGGGCAAGGACAGCATAAACAACGGCATTGATTATATACAGGACTTCCACATTATCATTCATCCCCGGTGCGTGAACTTCCTGACGGAGATTTCAAACTACACTTGGGACACGGACACAAAGACCGGGAAGCGCCTGAATAAGCCGATTGACGATTTTAACCATTTGATGGATGCGATGCGCTATGCGCTGGAAGATTTCAGCAAAGGCGAAGCGTTCAGTTTTGAGTAAAAATAACACGTTAGTAACAAAGAGCCTTGAAAACCCCGTGTTTTCGGGCTTTTGTCATTATTACACGATAGAAAGGGGTGAAAAAGTTGAATGTGCTTGAACAGACCTTGAACAAGATTTCCAACTTTGTTCTTTTCGGGTTCAAATCGAATATGAACAACAAAGAATTTCTTGAACAGCAGATTATGCGCTGGAAGGGTTCGCCGGAAAGGATCATGCAGATCAAAGGGCAGCTTTACTATCAGAATGAACACGATATTCTTTCCCGCAAGCGTACAATGATCGGCGAGGGCGGCAAGCTGGAAGTTGTTGAAAACTTGCCCAACAATCAGATCATAGATAATCAGTACGCAAAGATGGTGAACCAAAAGGCAGATTACCTGTTGGGACAACCCTTTGCTATCGAAGGAAAAAATGAATTGTATGTTGAACTTTTGAAAGAAGTTTTCAATAAGCGCTTCATGCAGACCTTGAAGAATGGCGGCAAGGCGGCGTTAAATCATGGCATTGCGTGGCTTTACCCGTATTACGACAAGAACGGCGAATTCCGCTTCCGTCTGTTCCCCGGTTATGAAATCCTTCCGATTTGGGAAGATAGCGAACACACGATTTTAGCCGGGGCAATTCGGCTTTATTTGGTGGCGGGGTATGACGGTATCAAGCCCGTTATCATTGAAAAGGTGGAAGTGTACGATTTACAGGGAATTCATTGCTATATCCTTGATGGAAACGTGCTGATCCCTGACCTGACCGTTGAAGAACAGGATTGCGCCTACGTTATGAGTGGCGGCAAGCCGCTGAACTGGCAGCGTGTTCCGCTGATCCCGTTGAAGTACAATGAACAGGAAATCCCCCTGTTGAAAAAGGTAAAATCCTTGCAGGATGGGATCAATGTTATGCTTTCGGACTTCACAAACAGTATGCAGGAAGATGCCCGAAACACGATCCTTGTTCTGAAAAACTACGATGGGCAGGACTTGGGCGAATTCCGGCGCAACCTTGCCACATTCGGGGCGGTCAAAGTTCGCTATGACGGCGAAACGAAGGGCGGCGTTGAAACCCTTGAAATCACCGTGAACGCCGAAAATTACAAGGCGATTGTGGAGATTTTCAAAAAGGCGCTGATTGAAAACGCTATGGGTTACGATGCGAAGGATGATCGGCTTTCCGGCAACCCGAACCAAATGAACATTCAATCCATGTATTCAGATATTGATTTGGATGCAAACGATATGGAAACGGAGTTGCAAGCGGCTTTTGAAGAAATCCTTTGGTTCGTCAATGCTCACCTTGCCAATACCGGGCGGGGGAACTTTGAAAACGAAGATGTGAATATCATTTTCAACCGGGATATTCTTATCAATGAATCCGAAGTGATTGACAATATCGGCAAATCCGTTGGTATTCTTTCGGATGAAACCCTGATTGCAAATCACCCGTGGGTTGACGATCCAGCCGATGAACTTGACAAGCTGGAAAAGCAGAAAGAAAAGGAACAGGAAGAAGCCCTTGCGCAACAGTATGATCCATTCGGGCAGCCGAAACAGCTGAACAGCCCGCCGCAAGGTGGAAACGGCGGTGATCCGAAATGAAAAACGCCGATTATTGGGCGCAGCGGTTCACACAGCTTGAAGATGCCCAAAACCAACAGGGCGCAGATGCCTTGAAAAAGATTGAAGCGCAGTACAGGCAAGCCCAAAAGCAGCTTGAAGCGCAGATTTCAACATGGTATCAGCGGTTTGCGAAGAACAACGGGATCACCCTTGCGGAAGCCCGGCAATGGCTGACCGGGAAAGACCTGAAAGAATTTAAGTGGGATGTTCAGGATTATATCAAGTATGGGCAGGATAACGCTTTATCGGGCGGCTGGATGAAGGAACTTGAAAACGCTTCCGCAAAGTACCACATTTCAAAGCTGGAAGCGCTGAAAATCCACACCCAACAGAGCCTTGAAAGTTTATTTTCAAAACAGGGCTTAACCGTTTCCGGGGCGCTTTCCGATGTTTACACTTCCGGCTATTATCACACGGTTTACGAACTTCAAAAGGGGTTCAATATCGGGTGGGATATTGCCGGGATTGACGAAGCGCAGCTTGAAAAGGTGCTTGCCAAACCGTGGGCGGCTGACGGGTACAATTTTTCTGAACGGATTTGGAAGAACAAAGACAAGCTGATTTCAGAGGTTCACAACGAACTTTCACAGAATATCATGCTTGGGGCTGATCCGCAAAAGGCGATTGATGCACTTGCGAAGAAGATGAACACTTCAAAGCACAACGCCGGGCGGCTGGTTATGACGGAAGAAGCCTACTTTTCTTCTACGGCGCAGAAAGAAGCGTTTCAGGAATTGGGCGTTGAACAGTTTGAAATCGTGGCAACGCTGGATTCCCACACTTCCGAAATTTGCCGCATGATGGACGGAAAGCATTTTCCCATGACCGATTTTCAGCCGGGAGCAACCGCCCCGCCCTTTCACGTTTATTGCCGTTCAACCACAGTTCCCTATTTTGACGATGATTTCGGGCAGATCGGGGAACGTGCGGCAAGGGACGAAGAAACAGGCAAAACGTATTATATCCCGGACGATATGAAATATCAGGATTGGGAAGATACGTTCGTAAAGGGCGGCGATAAATCCGGGTTTGACGTGCTGGACGATGGTTCGGCGCTTCACTACTCACACCACAAAGAGCCTGAACCCGAAGCCCCGCCGAAGGAAAAGAAGGTGTATTTGACCGAAAAGAAGTTGAAATCCCTGATTGCGGATGCCGATGTTCAGCTTGAAGATTTGAATAATCAGTTCAACGGGATAACGCAAGGTTGGACGTATGACGAAGTTGTAAAGGATTATGGTTCTTTGGATGATGCGTATGACGGGGCAACAGGCAGCGATTTAGAAGATTTGAAGAAGCTGAAAGCCCTTGAAACGCAAATATTGGATATTCAAAAACAAAAAGACGAATGGACGGTGAAGTTGAATGAAAAGCTGATTGCCAAACAGAAAAAAGCCCTTGCGAAAGAACAACTTGACCTTGAAGCCCAAAAAGCAGCCCTTCAACAGCAACTTGACGATTTTGAAATCAAAACCTATTCGGGGATTTGGTATAACAAGGACGTTACAACCGCTGATTGGGCGGGTTTGAACATTCAGGGCAAAAAACAGTTCTACGAAGGGAAGTTCATTACCGAAACTGACCCCGACAAGATGAAGGAATTTCAAGAACTGTATAAACAGGTGCAGGAACTTGATACCGAAGGAAAGGCGTATCACGATATTCAAGCGGAACTTCAAAAAGTTCAAGTGCAAATTCAGAAAGTTCAAAGCGATTTGCAAAAACTTGAAAATGGTGGTATAATGGATGCGGTGGATGATGCGTTCACGCAAGCCCGCAAAGATGCGGCTATGTGGGCGAAAAGCACACAGGAAGCCGATAAACAGTTGCGGAAGGTGTGCGGGGACGTATGGCAAGCCGCAAGCCGCACGGAAAGACACGCTATATACGATTATACTTCCGGTTCAGGCAAGTTCAACCGCCCGCTTTCAGGTTTTCAAGGCGGGTGGGGCAGCTACAACAATAAAGGCGTTGGAAATGTCGATCTGAACTACGAAGGGGCATACAAAGAGATTAAGAGCATGACGGATATAATCAGCAAATCCACTTATGATTTCGATGTATGGTTGCAGCGTGGTTGTGGTACGGAAGCGATTGAAAGTTTTCTTGGGTTGCCAAACGGCACGTTGGGCAGAATGACCCACGATCAACTTCAACAGTTCGTTGACCGTGAAAGCAGGATTTTTTCTTTCACTTCAACAGGCGTTGCCAAAGGCAAGGGCTTTTCCGGCAATGTGATTATGAACATATACGCCCCAAAGGGTACGCAAATGATGTATGCTGAACCGTTTTCCGCTTTCGGTAACGGTGGCGGTAAATCATGGAACGGCATTGACCCACAATCAACATTCGGGTACGAAAGCGAAATGATTATCCAGCGTGGCGCATATTACCGTATTACGAAGATTGAGAAATCGAACGGTACGATCTACATTGATTTGGAAGTTCACCCCGAAAAAGGTTATGAATTTGTTGAAGATATGCCGGGATATAAAGGAAGTAGGTGATTGAATGGCTGATTCCCGATCAAAAGATTTGAACGGTGAAGTGTTCGGGTGCAAACAGGTAAATGCTTTATGGTGTGAAACCTGTATTTTCGCCGAAACAAGAGAGCCGTTCGGCAGACTTCCAAAATTGGGGGTTTGCAAGGTTTTCAAAAGCAAGCCGGAAGAAGTTCTTTTTGACGGCGCACGATGCGAGTTCTACGAACAGGAAAAACGCAGGAAATAAAGCACTTTTTGAAAGTTCACTTTCAAGGGGTGCTTTTTTCATGCTCATTTTTCAAAAATTCGTCTTTTTTGCATTGCAGACGGTAAAGAACAAGATTCATTCGTGGTTCGTCACCCACGGAAAACAACGTAAATGAAAGGATGGTTCGATTATGAAGAAAGAAGATTTACTTGGAATGGGCTTGACGGAAGATCAGGCAAAGAAGGTTATGGATTCCCTTGACGGGGATTTCGTGACAAAGGCAAGGTTCAACGAAGTCAACGAAGAATTGAAAACGGCGAAGAAGTCTGTTTCTGACAGGGATAAACAGCTTGAAGATTTGAAGAAATCCGCTGGTGACAACACGGCGTTGACAGCGCAGATCGCAGAATTGCAGAAAGCAAATGCGGATCAGCAGAAAGCCCATGAACAGGAAATCGCAGCGTTGAAGTTCAACAATGCCGTGGAAATGGCGCTGACCGGGGCGAAAGCAAAGAATATCAAGGCGGTTCGTGCTATGCTGGACGACACCAAAATTAAACTTGGGGACGATGGCAAGCTGACCGGGTTTGACGAACAGATTGAAGCCCTGAAAAAGTCGGATGGTTATATGTTCGATGTTCAGCAGCAGACCGGGCAGCAGTTTACGGGTTTTCAACCCGGTGCTTCAACAACCGTTCCGAATTCCACACAGGCAGGATATGAAGCCCGCCTTGCGGATGCCCGGAAGAACAATAACCAATTAGAGGTTATCAAAATCAAGCAGGAAGCGGCGAATGACGGCGTTATCCTGATGTAAACAACAAAGAAAGGTTAAGGTGAAAAAATTATGGCACAGGTACAGGGTATCGGTACTACTTGGAATTTGCCCAACTATGCGGGCGAACTGTTTACCGCTGATCCCACGCAAACCCCGTTTCTTTCTATGATCGGCGGGCTGACCGGGGGCAAGCAGACGAACAACTTTGAATTTCCTACGGCGGTTCTTTATGACTTCCCGCCCGCTGGACAGCCGGAAATTTCCGAAATGGATTCCACGGTTGCGCCGAAAGCGTCCCACATTGCGAGGGAGCAGGAAAAGAACGTGGTTCAGATTCATCAGGAAGTGATTGATCTGACGTATGCGAAGCAGTCTAACACGGGCAGAATGTCCGGGCTGAATACCGCTGGGCAGCAGGCGAACCCCGGCGATGAAAAGGCATGGCAGATTCAGCAGAAACTTATTAAGATCGCCCGTGACGTGGAATATTCCTTCATTCAGGGCAAGTATCAGATTTCCACGGGTGCGGACGTTGCGAACAAAACCCGTGGTATGCTGGAACTTTGTTCTTCCCCTACTGGAAACCACATTGCGGCGGGCGGCGAAGTTCTTGACAAAGATATGCTGGATCAGCTTTTCCGTGATATGGCGGGCAACGGCGCTTATTTCGGCAGAATGGTTCTTTTCTGTAACGCTTTTCTGAAACAGGCTATTACAAACCTGTATGCGGATCAGTTCAAGGCGAATATGCAGACTACGCAGAACGTGGGCGGCATGAATATCACCGAAATTGAAACTGATTTCTTCAAGATGGGCGTTGTTTGGGATCGCTTTATGCCGTCCGATGCGATTCTGATTGCGGACGTGGCGCACATTGCCCCCGTATTTCAGGCAGTTCCCGGCAAGGGCGTTCTTTTCGAGGAACCGCTTGCGAAGGTAGGCGCTTCCGACAAGGTTCAGATTTACGGGCAGATTGGACTTGCCCACGGTCCGGCGTTCCTTCATGGTGCAATTACCGGGCTGAAAGCACAGGGAACAAAGAGGGTATATGCCCCCGGCTTGGGTAAAAATCCGGGCGATGGGCTGACCGCTTACGGCGGGAAGAAGGAAAGTGATCTTGTAAAGGGCATGAAGATTAACGCCGATTGCGAGGTTACAGGCGAGTTCCAGCACGTTCTTGATTATAGTTCCCTGTTCGGCAAGGGTAACGACAAGGAAGGTTATTTCTTCCCGTTCGAGGTAACACAGGACGGCGAAACCCTGACGATTAAGACGAACGGCAACACGAAGGAAAAATCCGTCAAACTTTCCGAAAACAGGCTGAACGTGGTTCGCCTTACGAAGAAAGCGGATTCCGAAGTTGAATTCCTTGTTGATGATATTTCTATCGGCAAGTTCACGTTCAGGGGCGCTACGTTCGCAGAGTAAAGGCGGTGATTCCAATGCTGGAAAAGGTGAAGCAGCGCTTGAAATCGTTTGGGTATGAACTGAAAGATGGCGATGAAGCCGTTTTGATGTTTTGTATTCAGAAAGTCGAATGGACAATCAAAAACGATTGCAATGTTGCAGCTATCCCCGCCGGGTTGGAATGTATCGCTATTGATATGGCAGTCGGTGAATTTCTCACGGCAAAGAAAGCATTTTCACCGGGCGATATTACAGGGCTTGATTTGGATTATGCGGTGAAGCAGATACAGGAAGGGGACACCAACACCGTATTTGCAACCGGGGAAGCGAGTATGACCCCCGAACAGAGGTTGAACGCTTTCCTGAATTATCTTCTTACTTATGGACGGGATCAGTTTTCGTGTTATAGGCGGTTGAGATGGTAAAGGCGATTGAAGCCGCACGAAAGGCGGCACGGCGGGCGCAGGAAATCACCTACGAAGGGGTTTGCACCGTCTATGAAAACCAAAGTATCAAAGACCCAAACACGAAGTTGACCCATGAAGAAGAAATTGCCGTAATTGAAGATCAGCCCTGTAAATTGTCCTTTGAGAAGTTGAACGCCGTGGTTCAAACCGAAACCGCAGCGGCAATCGCACAGGGCTTGAAACTGTTCCTTGCGCCGGAAATCCATATAAACGGGGGTTCAAAGATTGTTGTAACGCAAAACGGCGTTACAGGGGTATATTCCGCAAGCGGCGAACCCGCCGTTTATCCAACACATCAGGAAATCATGCTTGAACTGTTCAAGGGGTGGGCTTGATGGCGCAGATGGGCAGCTTTTCGGCGGCTGGTTTGAAAAAACTTCAAAAGCAGTTGAACAAAATTCAGCAAGGCAATGTTGAAGCGTTCATTGAAGAATGTGCGAAGGAACTTGCCGCCCGGTTGCTTGCCAAAGTCATAAAGCGAACGCCCGTGGGGGTTTATCCCAAAAGCACAGGTAAAAAAGGCGGCACGTTACGGCGTGGGTGGACTTCAAACACCCACGAAGAAGCCGCAAGCGGTGGGAGCGGCAATGCGAAAGCGTATGCCGATTCCCTTGAAATCAAACACAACGGGAACACGCTTGTTATTGAGATTGTCAACCCGGTCGAATATGCTTCTTATGTGGAGTTTGGACACCGAACGGCAAATCATAGCGGGTGGGTTCAAGGTCGGTTCATGCTGACGATTTCCGAACAGGAGATTCAGCAAATCGCCCCGAAAGTGCTTGAAGCAAAGATAAAGAAGTATTTGGGGGAATGTATGAAATGACTATCAATTCAATAATTGACGGGATCAGCGTTGCCCTTGATGCGGAATTCAATGCCGAAAGCGAAGAATACACGATCAGGGCGAACGAGTTGAAGCAAGGTTTGAAAGAGCCTTGCTTTTTTATTTCCTGTATCAATCCCACGTTCAGGCTGTTTTTCGATAAACGGTACTTCCGGGAAAATCAATTCTGTATTCAGTATTTCCCGAAAAGCAGGAACAAGGCGAAAGAAGAATGTAACGATGTTGCGGATCGCCTGTTCCTTGCGTTGGAGTATATCACGGTGGACGGTGATTTGACGATGGGAACAAAAATGCACAGCGAATTCGTTGACGGGGTTTTGAATTTCTTTGTAAATTACGATGCTTTCGTGTATATCAGGAAGGACGAACCCCCGATTATGGAAGCGCTGACACACGACACAACGGCGAAAGGATAGGTGAAAACGAATGGCAACAAAAAAGCCCGCAGCCGCAAACGCAAAGAAACCTGAAATTGTTGAAAGTAAATTTTCAAAAAATCAGTTGCTTGCGGCTGACCGTTTCCGGGACAGGCGGGATATTCTGACCGCCCTTCTTTCCCCGGATAAAACGTACACGGTTAAAGCCGTGGAACAGATGATTGAAAATTATTTGAAAGGACAGGTGAAATAAAATGGCATTAGGTGGCGGAACTTTTGTTTTGCAGAATAAGGAATTGCCGGGCGCTTATATCAATTTCGTTTCGGCAGCTTCCGCAAATCCCGCCCTTGCGGACAGGGGCATTGCAACGATGCCCCTTGAACTTGATTGGGGCGTGGACGGCGATGTTTTTGAAGTCACCAACGGCGATTTCCAGAAAAACAGCCGTGAAATTTTCGGGTATGATTACACCCATGACAAGCTGAAAGGGTTGCGTGATCTTTTCCTGAACGCTCAAACCCTTTACGCTTACAAGCTGACTTCCGGCAGCGATGGCAAGAAAGCAAGTAACGATCTTGCGGAAGCCCTGTATATCGGGATTCGTGGCAACGATCTGAAAATTGCTATTCAGAAAAACGCCGATGATGAAAGCCTGTATGACGTTCAGACGATTCTTGACACGGCGATTGTGGACGTTCAGACCGTTGCAACGGCTGACGAACTGACCCCGAACGCCTTTGTGAAGTTCAAGATTGAGGAATTGCAGGAAGGTTCTATCACGGCGGCAACCCCGCTGACAGGCGGCGCAAACGGCAAGGTTGACGGTAACGCACATCAAGCGTATTTGGATGCAATCGAAGCCTACACCTATAACACTATGGGCGTTGTGGTTGAAGATGATACCACGAAGGGGCTTTATACGGCGTTCAATAAGCGCTTGCGTGACGAAATGGGTATCAAGTTCCAGTTGGTTGTTTATCAGAAAGCCGCTGACTATTACGGTACGATCAACGTGAAGAACAAAACGCTGGATGCAGGATATTCCCCGGCAAGCCTTGTTTATTGGGTGACTGGCGTTGAAGCGGGTTGTGCGGTGAACCGTTCCGTGCAGAACCGCATTTATGACGGCGAATTTACCGTTGATACGAAGCTGACCCAAAATCAGCTTATTCAGGCAATCAAGGCGGGCGAATTTACGCTTCATAAGGTGGGTTCGGATGTCCGTGTGTTGAGTGATATTAACAGCATGGTTACTACTTCCGACACACAGGGCGATATTTTCAAGGACAATCAGACGATCCGTGTTATCGATCAGATCGGCAACGATATTGCCGTACTGTTCAACACGAAGTATCTTGGGGTTGTTCCGAACGATAACGCCGGGCGTGTTTCGCTTTGGTCGGATATTGTGAAGCACCATGAACAGCTTCAGGAAATCCGTGCGATTGAGGATTTCAAGGACACGGATGTTACCGTTGAACAGGGCAACACGAAGAAATCCGTGGTTGTCAACGATTATGTGACGGTTGTAAATGCGATGGATAAGTTGTATATGACCGTCACCGTGGCGTAAAGGAAGGGGTGAAACACAATGGCTAATGTTACTATGAAAGCAAAGGACAGCGTTTTTGCGGCGCTGGCTGAATGTTTCGTAACGATTGGAACACGCCGCTATAACTTCATGCAGGCTATCAACCTTGAAGCGAACTTTGAGAAGAACAAAACGGAAGTTCCGATTTTGGGCAAAACTGGCAAGGGGAACAAGGCAAGCGGTTGGAGTGGCACGGGTTCGGCAACCTTCCATTACAACACTTCCATTTTCCGGCAGATGATGCAGCAGTACAAGGACACGGGCGAGGATATTTATTTTGAAATTCAGATTTCAAACGAAGATCCCACTTCCGCAGCCGGGCGGCAGACGATGATCCTTATGGATTGTAACATTGACGGCGGCATTTTGGCGAAATTCGATGCGGACGGCGAATATCTTGATGAAGATATGGATTTCACGTTCGAGGATTTCAAGATGCCCGAAACCTTCAAGGATTTGGAAGGTTTTCTGACGAACTAAACCCGATATACCCGAAGCGGCGAAAACCCCGTACGTGGGCGTTATATACGCTCATATACGGGGTTTTATGCCGTGGGTAATAAACTGTAAAGGAGAATAAAACAATGTCTAAATTTGCGAAATTTATGAAGTCGAATAAGACCGTGAAAGAGAACGGTTTTTACGCCGCAACTTCTTCCCTTTGTGACGAGAACGGGAAGCCCCTTGAATGGGAGTTCAAACATATCACTTCCAAAGAAAACGAAGATATTCGTGAAGCCTGTACGATTGATGTTCCCGTGACGGGCAAGCCGAATATGTTCAGACCGAAGCTGAAATCAGCCCTGTATATTCAGAAAATGATTTCCGCTTCCGTGGTTATGCCTGATTTGTACGATGCCGAATTGCAGGATTCCTACGGCGTGAAAACCCCGGAAGATTTGCTTTTGGCTATGGTTGACGATCCGGGCGAATACAACGATCTTGCGGCGTTTGTGCAGAAATTTCAGGGATTCAATGTTTCCCTTGAAGATAAGGTGAACGAAGCAAAAAACTAATCGAAGAAGGGGATTGGGAAGCGAATTTTGCGTATTACGCATTACACAAACTTCACATTCTACCTTCACAGTTCCTTGAATTTGACGAAGCTGAAAAAGCCTTTATTGTGGCGGCAATCAAGGTGAAAATGGATAACGACAAAAAGAAGGAAAAGGAAATTGCGAAGAAAAAGCCCAAAAAGGGCAGGAAAGGCAGGTGATCCCGCATGGCAACAATCCGCACGGCTATTGAATTACAAGATAACTTCACGGGCGTTTTGAATTCGATAATCAGCGCCGTCAATATGGGGCTTTCGGCGATGGACGATTTGAACCGTTCCATGAACAACCCCGTTGACACAGCTTCTTTCGACGCAGCCCGTGAAGCGGCAAATCAGGCAACGATTGCAATTCAGAACATGGAAGCGGCTATGCAGAACGCCGATGCACCTACCACGGGAACACCCGCCGCCCCGCAAAATACCGCCCCGGTACACATTCCAGTTGTCCCGGATGTTCCTGATCCGCTGGTCGAAAATCCCGCCCCTGTTCCCGTTCCTGTTGAATGGCAAACTGACAACATGGAAGTTTTCACGGGAACAGGGGTTGAAAGATTTCAGCAAGAAGTTCAAAGCGCAAACAATATGTTGAACACTTTGAACACCACGCAGGAACGCATTGCGGCAACGGCAGCGCAAACCGATTTGTTCCCGGCTGGCGCTGTTGCCGATATGAACAATATGCAAAACCGCCTGACGGCTATTTCACAGCGTATTCAGGCGATAGAAAGCAACCCCCTGAACCTTGGATCAGACGAAGCGAACGCCGAATTGGAACAGTTGCGGGGGCAGTTGGATCAGGCGGTGCAGGAACAGGAAGCCTTAAACAGAGCCGTTGAAAACATGGACGTTGAAGCGGCAAATCAGGCTTATTTGCGGCTTTCGCAGACGGTGGGCAATACTGAACGATATATCCGGGATAACACGGATGAACAAGGACGGTTCAACCGTGCGATTGAGGACGGAACGGAACAGGCGAACAATTTGATGAACATGATTAAGGGCGCTGTTGCCGCTTATGTTTCGGTTCAAACAGTTCAAAAAGCCCTTGATTTGTCGGATCAGCTTACTTCCACAACCGCCCGGCTGAACTTGATGAATGACGGATTGCAAACCACACAGGATTTGCAAAACATGATTTATCTTTCCGCTGAACGGTCAAGGGGCGCATATCAGCGAACCGCCGATGCCGTTTCCAAACTTGGACTTATGGCGGGCGATGCGTTCAACAGTTCGGAAGAAATCATTGCTTTCACGGAACAGTTGAACAAACAGTTCACCATTGCCGGAACGGAAGCGGCGGGCATTGATGCGGCAATGTTGCAGCTCACACAGGCGATGGGTTCGGGCGTTTTGCGTGGCGAAGAATACAACAGCATTTTGGAGCAAGCGCCGAATATCATTCAGGCAATCGCTGATTATTTGGACGTTCCAAAAGGGCAGTTAAAGGATATGGCAGCGGAAGGGCAAATCACCGCTGAAATCGTGAAGAACGCTATGTTTGCGGCGGCAGATGAAACAAACGCAAAGTTTGAAAGTATGCCGAAAACCTTTTCGCAGATATGGACTTCTTTTCAAAATACCGCATTGATGGCGTTCCAACCCGTTCTTCAAAGGCTGAATGAGATTGCGAACAGCGAAGCATTTCAGGCGTTTGTTGAAAATGCCGTTGAAGCCCTTTCAATGGTGGCGGGCATTGCGCTTGAAATCTTTGATTTGATGGTACAGGTGGGAACGGTTATCGCCGATAATTGGTCGTGGATTTCCCCGATTGTTTACGGCGTGGCTGGTGCGCTTGCGGTTTATTACGGCTGGTTGCTTTTGGTGAAGGGCGCTGAAATTGCGATGGCGGTTGCAACGGGTATTTCCACCCTTGCGAAAATGCTTGCCGTCCCGGTTTATGCAGCCTTGACGGGGGCAACGATGGCAGATACGGCGGCACAATGGGGATTAAATGCGGCGTTGTATTCTTGCCCGATTGTGTGGATTATCATTCTGATTATCGCCCTGATCGCCCTGTTTTATGCGGCGGTCGCAGCCGTGAACCATTTTGCCGGGACAACCGTTTCCGCAACAGGCATTATTTGCGGGGCGTTCATGGTGGCGCTTGCGTTCATTGGAAACATTTTCGTTGCCCTTTGGAACTTGGTTGTAGATGTGTTTGTGCTTATTTACAACTTGGTTGCCGAAGTCGCAAACTTTATCGGAAACGTGTTCACCGATCCGATAGGTGCGGTTTGCCGCCTGTTCTTTGATTTGGCTGATACGGTGCTGGGCATTTTACAGGCGCTTGCTTCCGCTATTGATGCGATTTTCGGTTCAAATTTGTCGGGTGCAGTTCAGGGCTGGCGTGATTCGCTTGGCGGCTGGGTTGATGAAACATTCGGCAAGGGCGATGAAATCATGGCGAAAATGAACGCCGATGATATGAAGCTGGGGCGGTTTGAATACGGTGCGGCTTGGGATGCCGGATATAATTTCGGCGAAGGGATTGATGAAAGCATTGCGAATTTCGATCCTTCTTCCCTGTTTGATACCAACGTCCCCGGCGCTGACGATTACACAAATCTTGCCGATTACGGTTCAGGAATGGATTTGGGCGGCATTGGAAGCGGGGTTGATGATATAGCGGGCAATACCGGGGCAATCGCTGACAGCATGGATATTACGGAAGAAGATTTGAAATATTTGCGTGATATTGCAGAGCAGGAAGCGGTCAATCGGTTCACAACCGCTGAAATCACGATTGAACAGACGAACAACAATAATATTTCGT